GACACCCTGAAGTGTCAAATGAATTTCAAGTAGATTGTCAAACAACATTGAGAAACGACTACGCAATCGGTTCACAAACTTGGAAAACTTCAGTTCGTCTCGTGTGATTTCAGACGCACGACCTAAATTAAATGCATTATCTTGCTCAATACGAGATGTAGGAACATTAAGTGCTTTATAGAGTTTCTTACGGAAATAATCTACATCATCCATCTCACCCAAGTTCTGACCACCGGGTAAAGTTGTAATCTCTGTACCCCGACCACCTTCACGACGAGGCAACCAGAAATCCTCCATCATTGTCATCATCTTACGGTCATCACGGACTTGCCCTGTTTCCAAATCATATACAAGTTTATTCTTGTGCCGTGTCATCATATCACGCACATATTGCTCTGCCTTCATCTTCGGTAAGTTACCTACATCGATATAGAAGATTCGACGTTCGGGTGCACGAGATAAACGATAGATAACAACTGCATCTTCCAACATACGCAGTTGATTTAGTGGTTTGATTGCTTTGTGTAAATACGATAGTGACATACTGTTTCTCTGATCCATCAGACCAGATGTCACATGACAGATTGAATCTGTAGAAACCTTAATAGCAGTTTGAGTCGTACTTGTTAAACCTTTAGGTGCATACAAGTAGTATTCGTTGTATCCGGGATGATTTGCTTTCTGTGTGTCTTTTATGGACTGTTTTTTGTCTCGTTTTGTTTCACGAACTTTACGAATCTTACGGGGGTCAATATAACGGAGGTCTTTAATACCTTCTCTTGGATTCTTCACGTTGATCATAATGTGGTAATACAATCGACCGTCCACATAGAAGTTGCGGAAGATGTCATAAGCACGATCAGCAAAGTCCAAAGTAGAAAGTAATACTTGAAATTCTTGAGAGATACGTTTTTTGATAGCAGATGATGCGTCTACATCATCTAATACAATTGATACGGGGTCTTTACGCTCATCCATGACAATTGCTTCGTTGATAACATCATCAACTGCCATATCACATTCAGGTTGCAGTGACATCTCACGATATTTTGTAACAAGTTCTGCTTCACTTTTTGAGGTTCCTTCAAGGTCAACTACACTACCGTATCCACCACCTAACGCAAGGTCTACTGCACCTTGGTCATTTGGGGGTGGGACAAATGAGGGAACTTCTTCGGTTTTCTTGATTTCGTCTTCTACTCGACCAATACGAAATCCGAATAAATCTATTGCCATTGTATACACCTAAAAAAATGGGAGTTTCCCTTATATTTAGGGTCACTCCCATCGCACGGTTTTTACTCGTCTTAGTTAAAAACTGAAGTTGACGTTTAAATTCAGACCATTGCTTGAATCTGTGACTTCCCAATAATCATACACAAAGTTGACCGTGAAAGTCTCAATTGCGTCAGTTTCCCAACTCAAATCAATTGTTGATACTTCGGTAGGGAAGATATTCACAAACCGATATGTACGCAATTTAGCACCAGTTTTACTAAACTGAGTTACATTTGCTAAGGTTCTGTATTCGCCCAAAAGGTTCGTACCTTCTCTCAGATTACTCTGGAATGAATTGATCTTGTTCGACCACTGCTCCATTGCATTACGGACTCTAAAGTCTTCGTCGTTCAGAATAGTTGGTGTCCAATCAGCAAAGGTTCTGTTTCCTGCAACCTTGACCTGACGACCAAAGTAAGGAACATCAATTGATGCGACTGTTGCTGCCGGAATCTGTGCTCCCTGTACAACAAAACGCATTACATCGGCAACATTGTCAACTCCTGCAGGAGTTTGAATGTCAACTTCAAAGAGGGACGGTCTCGCCCCTCCAAATGGAAGTCCTTGTGCTGCGAACTGAGTTACGCTAAATGCCATGTGTTCTCTCCTCTAGTCCTTCTATTTATACAGCACCAATGACTTCGTTGAACTCGACACCCGTTCTAACTGCAACAAAGTTCAACTGAATGAAGTTGATTGAACGATTTGGTTTGACAAATATGTCGCCCACAAACTCGTTACGATCAATCACTTCGCCAGTGTTATTCGACTCGTCGCAAATAACACGGAAGTCAGTAATACCCCGACGACCTTGTACTTCACGCAAGAAAGGTTCAACCAAGTTGACAAATTGCGATCTTGTGATTTCATCATTGAACTCAAAGAGTGATTGTCTTGATGCGATTGATATTGTTTTTTCAAGCACAATGAACAAACGACGAACATTAATTCTATCGAATGCTGATGGTTGTGCAAGTAGTGTCTTGTCACCGAACAGCACAGTTCCCTGTCCTGGGAATGTAACAACAGGGTTAACACCTGCCGCATACAGAACTTCACGATCTGCTTTGCGTGGGTTAAATGCCAACTTGATAACATTCTTAACCTGACCACGAGAGAAACCTGCTGGTGAGAACCAAGGGTCTCTTTGTGTATCGGAACGTGCCATAATACCTGCTGTGTCACCATTCAGTGGGACATAACGGTAGACATCGTTATATTTGTCGTACTGATACTTGAAACCAGAATCCATAATCGCAAATGAAGACGATGGAAGTGTATTACGGAATGTAACTACATCTTCTGCTTCTTTTCCTGGGAACGATGAGTTGTTGACAACATCTGTTCTTTCTGGTGAAAGTACAACCACGCAGTCTTTTCTTTGTTCTGCAAGGTTATTGATAAGATCAATTGCACGAGTTTGGTTTGCCCCTGAACCCAATACGAATGAAATATCAACATCTTCTGGATTATTGAATAAATCATAACCTGTCAGATAGTCACCGTTTGTTGGTAAAGCACCATCACGACCGTAAATTAAACTGTCGGTATTGGCAACATCTGCACCACCAAATGATGTGGTTGATAATCCACCCGCTCCTGTCAAAGAACCAGAGTGTGATGCGAAAAACACATACTCAGATGATTCGTTGATAACCAATGGGTAGTAAATTGAAGAACCTTGTGGATTCTTTGCATCTCTTGCCTTTGATACTGATTCATACACTTCAAGAACTGTATTTGCAGTGCCACTCCATTGACCGTTTTCATCAACTACAACCACATGTAATTGGTCACCGGAACCACCACGAGACTGTACATAAGCAGAAGTTCCTGGTGCAGAGTCTACTAAACGGAAGTATTCCCACTTACGAACAGTTGCATTTGATCGATGTGCACTATTACCATCGACAATAGTGTTACCTTGGTAGTTTGATTGTAATACGACTGCTGTGTCTGAGGAAATCGTCTTGACTTTGACCTCTTCACGGGCAGGTCCTAATACAAGAATGTCTCCAGAACGGAGTTGATTTGTAAAGAACGTACCATTTCCTGCCAGTGCAGTTGTGCCTGATGTGATTGATACGTTACCAGTGATTGCGTTTGAGAATGCAGTTGCGGTTGGGCAAATCGATACACGCAGTGAATTACCAAGTTCACCCGGATATCTTCCAATAAAAGGACCAACTCCAGAAATTGCAGCAGAACCACCTAATACAGTTGTAAGGAACCGATCATCATAATCATCTTCTGATTTGACTAAGGTATTTTGAGTATTTGCCGCATTTGTAATTGCGTTTCTTGCATTTTCTGCGGTTGATCCACCTTCGTTAACAACACGAGTCGTAAACAACTGATTACCATATGCCAAAAAATTAGCAGCAGTAAAGAAATCATCTGCTGTGTTTGCGTTTGGTCTTTGGAATGTTTTTACTAACTCATCTTCAGTCGTAATCAGTGCTCTTTCACCGACCGGACCCCAACGAAAATGACCTGCAATTGCTGCTTCGGTAGTACCGATTGCAGGAGTGACCGCAGAAAGGTCAATCTCACTGACGGTAATACCCGGAGATTTAGTGAATGCCATTATTTTTCTCCTCAGAGGTCTGTATTATTCATCTTTACACCGATATTTATAAATTACATCTTTTTTACCAACGATCAGTATCTATCGCCCAACTATCTTGTCTCCACATATCACCGTTATTATCAATGATAACTTCTTCAGTTCCATCATCGTAAAAACCAAAAGGAAGCATCTCTTGTTCTAGTTGTCTTGCCTTTTCTTCGGCAAGCAGTTTCCGAACATCTTGGTCTGTCATTTCCTTGAAATACTCTTGACGAATCAACCAAGAAAATAACACACAAGTCATTACTAAGTCGTCGTGAGCACCCTCTTCTGCCATAAAACTGTTGCGTCTAGAAACGAAAGATGCGAGTTCTTCAAGTGTATCAAAGTCCTCAATCAGTAATTTGTCGTTCTCAATGAGTTCTTTGAGTGAGTTACAACCAATTCTTTTGACTTGCTGTGTAGTCTTGACACCAATCTGTGAATTCTTTGCGAATCCACCACCCACTTTTTGACCACCCCGACCACGCACGGTGGTCATAATCATATTATCATACTCTAAGTCTCTATGTAATGTATCCGCAACTTGACCACCGATGTCATTGTTCTCAACTAGGACAAATGCGTCATTGTACTCTGTTGCGATACTACGAATAAGGTCTGGAAACACGGACGGTAGAATGTCTTTGTTTCGATATTTTGCCACCATCTTGTATGGAATAGTTGTCCCATCAAAGATTGTCAGTGCCGAATAGTCGAGTCCAATACCTCGTGCCGTATCTGCAATTGCAAAATAAATGTGATTGTTTACAGGAGGTTCAAATATATCCAAATCACCTCTTTTTTCTTTAGGTGGTATGAATGGCATTTGTCGGAGTTTCATTCCATTGATGAGTGTGTTGTTACTACCAATAAACTCACAGTCAAATTCTTGTCTGAACTGCTCTTCACTGGTGTTTTTGATAGTTTGATCACGCCACTTCTCATCACGACCAGGCACATCTTTCCAGTGAACCTCCAGTGTTTTGTATCCACTACGACCTTCAAGTGCATCAATCCACATCTTGTAAAAATGATTCATACCGTTTGGTGTAGAGACGATAATAACCTGTGAAGTGCTACCAGATGAAATCGTTGGATACACAGACGCAAAGAAGTCTTCTGCTAGATTTCTTGGAACAAATGCAAATTCGTCAAGAAAGATAAGGTTGTATGATCCACCCCGTACAGCAGACGATGATGTTGCTGCTGCAACAATCTTGGAACCATTCTCTAATTCCATAGACCCTTTATTCCACGAAACAATTCCTTGTTGCATCCACATTGGTAGGTTTTCGTATGCGAGTTGAATCCTATGTACCATTTCCCGTGCCAATGCACCTTTGTTTGCAAGGATTGCGATAGACTGACTGTCTGTAAATAGAATTCTCCATAGCATGTAGGCAACAACAGTTGTGGACTTGCCAGACTGACGAGGCATCTTTGTCAATACAAAACGGTTCTTAGTGAACAGATTCACCATATTTTCTTGGAATGGATACAAGTCAAATGGAACTAAACCACGGTCAACGTTAATAATCTTCACATATTTTTTTATGAAGTATACGATGTCCTTCGCACACTTGATATATTCTGCGACTTGTTCTTCAGTATATTCTACCTGAACCCCTGATTTTTTGAGATTGGGGTTCGCAAGATAAGTATCAGTCGTTGCCATTGTCTACCTTTACATCAATAATATTGCCATCTTCATCACGACGATTGATGAACTTCTGTAGTTCTGCCGTGCTACCCACAAACAGTGCATTGGTGACATTGTTGGTGACTCTGCCCTTTTCGTCTTGACGTAGTTTCTTTACTTTATTTTGGATTTCAAGTAAATCTTTGTTGGCATCAGACAGTGTTTTGACTAACTGTGACACTACCTCATAGGTTCGTGCTGACTCTGATGCCTTTGCAAGATGAACAAGTTCGTCCAATGCCGAACCACCTGCTTCAATAATCTGATACAAGTTCTGTCTGGCATAGGTGTAGTCATTTTCTATCTGTTGAGTTTCTGGAGGAACCTCTTTGGGTGGTTGGTCTTTGACAATTGCAGGAGATGGTGCTATACCTAGTGATTGTTCTATACTTGTCTCAAAGTTTGTTTTTTTATCATCATTCATCAGAATCCACACCCGCAGTCGGACTGTATGTTCGACCATCGGTAAAGAAGAAGAAGTCCTCTGCAATACCAAAGTCACTATTTGCACTAATCAAACTAGACGCAATGGATGCCGAACTGTTGGTAGTCGGAGACCCATTTGCAAACAAACCAGGAGTCACCACCACACGAGTTGACCGTGCGGTGTTTAAAGGAATATCGGTGTGTGTATCCACCTGAACACGTTTGATAACACCCGATGTCTGTACTGGACCCAAAATATAACCCTTCATCATAAAGTTAAGAGTATATACTAATGCTCTACGTTCTTCAAAACCACCTTCGTAGGCATCTTCCATCGTCACACTTTGTAATATGACAGGAATGTCAAATGTCAAATTCATTGTTGGAAGTAACTTGACAGACGGAGTAAAGTCTGGTGTAAAGAACGGTAAAATTTGTTCTATAATCTGTACACCATCGTCGGCATTCTTTACAAAGATTGACAACGCAAAGTCAATGTTGTATGGTGCGGAGTTAAATTGAGTTCGTAGGTTTTGATTACTGGTTCCAATCGCACGATTCTGTTGTGTTTTTGCTAACTTACGAGATGGGTCATAGGTCATCCCCGTCATCTCAAACCCGATACGAGGCAACTGAATTGCCACATCATTCTCTAAATCTGGGTTGGAGTTGATTCTAGCAAGGAACTTTTCTTTGGGACCATAGGCAATCGGTACTGCAATTGATTGAATGCGTGTACCCGCACTATTGAAACGTTGTACAATAATGTCATTGAATAGGTTGCCAAAAGTAATAACATACTTTCTCAACACTTGATGATAATATTGATTCCCAAACATTAGTATCTATCCACCTCTGAAAACGGACTTTGCTCACTGAAGTCAATAATACTTGCTGCTTGTGTGGTGAAGAATGTATTGTTTGCTTGACTGTCAGTAGTTTCAACTATGTATTCTTGCATTACCGAATCACCGTCTTCTGCCAATAGTGTGGTGTCGTCTTCAAGAGTCAACTCATTGAAGAGAATATCCAATGACAGTTCATCTTCAATCACATCAACACTTGCATCACCTGTATTAATACGCTCACTACTGTACTCAAAGAGTTCGCATCGCAAGTCATATGTCTGTAGTCGCCCCATCTGATAGAATACTGCTTCATGTTCTACAAACTTAATTTCAAATAGTTTATCTGTCAGAGGAAAATAAATCAAGTCCCCTTCATTCGGGCGATTGGCAGTGATAGTATAGTTATTCGCACCCGCAGTGCCTGACTCTAACATAAAACCAAAGGTGTTTGCGGTGTCGGTCAAAAACTGACGAGATGGGTTGTTCGCATCATACTCTTCGGTTTGGAGTTGATATCCAACCTCGTCTTGGAGTGACTCACCCCCACGCACTTGATCAAATCGTTTCTTTGCGATAGTCAGGGTTACTTGGTCTCGTATCTGAACTCCAAACTTTGAGAGAAAATCCCCCTCACCCTCAAATCCTTCTACATTCTTGATGTACATTTCAACAGGAACAGAGTCGTTAAAACTAGACAGTTTTGCTTCACCAAACAAATGATCTTGCTCAACCAGAGTGCGAGGAAGATATTTGACTTCGTGACCATACTGCTTGATGCTCTCGATAATCAAATCTTCAAGAACATCTTGCTCACGACTGTAGTTAAAATTGTTGAAATATTTGTTGGTGGGCATATCTTATCCCATAAAATCAGCAACTGGAAGTGAGTATGAACTAATCATCTCCTCTTCTAATTTATTGATTTCCTCTGTTGCCTCTTCCCATATTTTCTGCCCATTGAATGTGATACCACCGGGTAATTGCATCCCCTCAAACTTTTTCAGGTTTTCGCCCCACTGTCGCTTGATGAGTGCAGTAGCATATCGTCTCAACCAAATATCACCATACACTTCGGTAAATGTATCTGGGTCAAGAATACGATAGCATTCAATGATGAGAAACTCACCTGGGTTTTGCTCAAACAAACTATCTACACGCAGTTTATTGGTGTGACGAGAAAAACGGATTGGTTTCTTACCCACAAAGATTTCTTCAAGCATCTCAATATGACGCATCGCATTCACATCCT